CACCGAGGTTATTAAAGTAGCAGTTTATTTAACGATAAATATATACTCAAGGAGTATTTATGCCAAGCACTGACGATATTGTAGGAGCAGTTGACAAATACGGTGGCCCGGCCCTGGGTAATGCAGCTAGAAATCTGCAGAGTTTAGGCCGAAGTGCAAGTGCGTTGGCTGATAAATTTAAGAAAAAGCCTCCTGCCACAGTCAATGTAACAGGAGCTAATGGCACAGCCAAACCAAAAGACAACAGAGTTAAAGTTTTGGTTCCTGCGGAATATATTTCTTATCTACCGCCTTTAATAGAACTAGGGGGTATTATTTTTCCCTATACTCCTCAAATAACGCTCGACACCAGTGCAGATTATCAATCATCGTCTCCGGTACACAGTAATTATATTCAACATTTTTATAAGAACAGCGGTGTATCTTCAATCACTATAACTGGAAAGTTTACAGTTCAGAATGACTTTGATGCTCAGATGTTGCTAGAAACTCACAGTCTGTTAAGAATTTTAACTAAAATGCGAACAGGTAATGATGCCAATCCAGGAGCACCTCCTCCTGTATGTAGATTGCAGGCCTATGGTAATCAAATGTTGGATAATACTCCCATTGTTATTAAACAGTTTAGATTGGATCTGCCTGAGAATGTTGATTATTATACCTTGTATAAACTCAATTCCATTGCTGTTTCTGTTCCGGTGTCGTCGTCAGTTAATATTATTTGTCTTCCGGTCTACAGCAGACAAGAAATCAAAGATTTCTCTGTGGATACTTGGTTATCAGTAGGAAGAACTAGAGGATATCTATAATGGCATTTTATAAAGATAATAGTCCTTATGCTACTACAAGTTTTTCTGCTGGATATCTGGACATTATAGATTTTAGGGATATACCTGCAAAAACAGATGATGTTTTGTATGAAGTAACTAAACAATATGAAAATAGGCCAGACCTATTGGCTTACGATCTCTATGGAGATGTAGGTTTATGGTGGGTGTTTAGTGTAAGGAATCGAGACATAATTAAGGATCCTGTATTTGATCTAGTGGCAGGAATAAAAATTTATCTGCCTACAAGCAATACCATAAGAACTGTGTTGGGAGTTTGATATGGGCACCAATATATACGGCCTTAGTGGAACATTTAAGGGAGCAAGTAATTCAAGTCAGGATTCGACCACTTTTAGGGCAGTAGAAAGATTAAACCAAAATACAACTAGAAAAAAAACGGAATTGGCTAAGCCTCCGGAATTAACCGCCGGCCTTAAGGTTAACTCGGTTTATAACAATACCGAAAATATTTTAAACAGATATAGATCCTACACCTATAATTTTACTCTAGCCGCAGTTGATAAAAATCATGCCAACAATCCGGAAAATTGGAGGAAAAGTATTCAGAATTATATCATTTTAAAATCCGGAGGAAAAGGTTCTAGTGTTATCAGTGAGGAAAATGTTATCGGGCAGGATGTTTACAAAGATCAAACAGTCTACAGATTAAAAGGGCCAGATTCAACTGAAAAAACATTGGTTGGTACAGATATATCAAGAGGTCGAAAATTAGTTAAGGCATTTAATAGTAGCGATAGTTCTGGCAGATTTGATTTTTTCATAGACAATGTCGAAATAGACATAACCATGTCTGCGCAAAAAAGCGGAGGATTTACATTACCTACAAAAATAGAATTTGATGTATTTGAACCCTATGGTATAGAAGGATTTATCGAAGCACTGCAAGTATCTGCCGAAGCAGCAGGTTATGAAAATTATGTAGTGGCCAGTTTTGTATTGTTAATAGATTTTATAGGGTACCCGGATAATCAATCTCTTCCCAAACCTGTTAATATTAACGGATCCAGCAGATATTTTTTAATAAAATTTACAGGACTAGGTATTGAAATTACAGAAAAAGGAACCAAGTACCATTGTACAGCAGTTCCTTATAATGAAATAGGTTTTGGGGAAGCAGGTAAAATAAAAAAACCTTTATCAATGAAAGGCTCTACAGTTAAACAAATGCTAGAAAGCCTTATGGCCAGTGCCAATGCTAGGTTGAGAGGAGACGAAAGTATTTTTAAAGATACAGAATCGGATACCTATGAAATAAAATTTCCGGTTCGCAAAGCAGATGGTACGTGGGATTATAAAGACTATGATAAAACAATAGCCGATCAGGGGATGGCCGATTCCGTGGAAGGCAGTAAGTTAGTTGGTATGCTGGATCCAAGCATAGCCAGCACATCTACAGTTAATTTGTCATCATTTTTACTAAGCAAAGAGACCGATGGTCGTATACAGTTTCCTGAAAATGTCAATATACACGATATAATATCGGCTACTATTAGAGACAGTACATATGTTAGAAATCTTCTAGAAACAATAGGAAAAGGCGGAAACAATCCTGATAAGTTTGGGATGATACAATATTTTTTAATTAAATTAGAAATAGAGAATAAATCTCGTACAGATCCTTATAAGAAGCGTCCCTACCATGTTTTTAGATATGTAGTTACCCCACACAGAGTTCATTATACTTTTATTCCTGAATATGCTCAAAGTGAAGAAATTGATAGAAAAATATTGCAAACTGTAGTATATAGAAAATACGATTATATCTATACCGGGTTGAACACAGATATTTTAAATTTTAAATTGGATTATAATTTTTTATATTTTGAAGCAGTTCCGACAGCATTAGGTAGAAATAGAGATAATGGGGCAGAAGATCGGGCAATTGGTACCGATCTTAAAAACGAAGCACAACCGGGTAATATTGCAGTTGCTTCAAATAGCGCATTAAGCGGAACAGTTATGCCTATGGCTGAACGCACAGATATGCACCCCGGCGGACAGTTAAATACCGGTCAACCTACACCGGATCCTTATGCTGCCATGGCTAAAAACATGCATCTAGCACTGCAAAACAGCGTAAGTAGAGTCACCGGAGATTTAGAAATTATAGGAGATCCATTTTTTCTGGTAACTGGGGGTATTGGTAATTATAAACCAACGCCAACATCCGATCAACCGGGAGTTACAACAGATGGGGAAGCAGATACTTATTATGGGCAAGTATTAGTTCAAGTAAATTTTAAAAATCCTATCGACATAGGTGCCAACGGTATAATGAAATTTAGGCCGGGTATCTCGTCAACTAGTGGTATTTTTATGGTAATACAATCTAAAAATTCATTTAAAGATGGCGCGTTTAAACAAGTTCTTAGTTTGGTTCGTATACCGGGAGAATTAACAGACAAAAATAATGCTACTGATCCTGCCCAGGGTAATCCTACCGAATCTAGGTCTCCTTCGCAAAATTCACCAACTATGACAACTCAAGGAAATGCATAATTTATGAGCGGCGATTTTATCGACACAAGGTCGAGATCTAAATTAGGTAGTCCAGGCCCTTTTGTGGCCATTATAACTAACAATGTAGATCCTACCTACATGGGTAGATTAGAAGTGGCTGTAATTAAAGGTCTATATCCTGATACAACCAAACAATCAAACACCTATACCGTAAAATATCTCAACCCATTTTATGGAGTAACTTCAGTAAACTTTCAAGGAAATACTCCTGCTAATCCTGCAGATGTACAAAAAAGTTATGGCATGTGGATGGTTCCGCCTGATGTTGGTACTAGAGTATTAGTTATATTTGTTGACGGCGATCCTAATCAAGGATTTTGGATGGGATCTGTGATGGACAATTATCAAAATCACATGGTACCTGGTATTGCAGCCAGTGATACAGCATTGCTTTCTGCTGCTCAAGAAAAAGAATATGATACCAAATATCTACCTGTCGCAGAATTTTTAAAAAATAATGAAACCAACAAAAATAATTTAGACGTTGGTAAATTTGGTAAACCCGTACATCCGTTTGCAGACAAGTTATTAAAGCAAGGATTATTAAAAGATAGAGTACGCGGAGTTACATCCAGTTCTGCCAGGCGAGAATCACCTAGTTCAGTATTTGGCATTAGTACACCGGGCCCGCTTGATAAAAATGGAAAGAAGGGAAATCTAGGCTATACAAATAATTATCAAGCACCTGTTGATAGATTGGGTGGCAGTACATTTGTCATGGACGATGGTGATAAAAACGGTGAAAATGAGTTGATAAGAATTAGAACTCGTACCGGGCATCAAATACTCATGCACAATACCAAAGATTTGATTTACATAGCAAATGGTCAAGGAACCGCATGGATAGAATTGACCGGAGATGGTAAGATAGATGTTTATGCTAGAGATTCAGTTAGCATTCGATCAGAGGCAGATTTTAATTTTCATGCTGACCGTGATATCAACATTGAAGCAGGACGCAATATTAATTTTAGAAGTCAAGGGAATTTCAACATTGAATCAGAGAAAAATTTTAGTCTCATATCCGGTCAGGACGGTAAAATTCATGTCAAACACAATTTAGATCAAACTGTAGAACAATACTATAAAGTTTCGGTTCAAAGCAATTATGATTTAAAAGTTACAGGTACAGTAAGACAAACCAGTACCAAAGATTTCAACATCTCGGCTGGTGCTAATAATAATTTTTCAGCCAACGCTAATACCAATATTTCCACTCAGGGTACTCATTATGAATCTGCTAAGGAAATACACATGAATGGACCAGTTGCTGCCACCGCCGCTCCTGCAGAAAAAGCAGAAATCCCCGAACCTATGATTCGTTGGAGTTTACCAAATACAGATCCTATCAACGTTCCTTGGAAAGACAAACAATATAAGGCTACTCCTATAGAAAGTATCATGCAGCGTATGCCTACTCATGAGCCATGGGAACAGCATGAGGATCTTGGAAGAGAAAAATTCAGCTCTATTGCAACCGATACTGTGGCAGGAACAGCCAATAAAAAGGCCTAATAAATACTGACATGGCATATAAATCCAAAGTAATCACCACAACAGAATCTGTTTATCAACAGGCTGCTAAATTGAATCATTTTTATAAAGGGTTCAGCACGGTTAATTCTAATAATTCTAATAATCTATATGATTTAGAACTGATCAAGCAGGATATTATCAACAATTTCAATACCAAAAAAGGCGAAAGAGTAATGAATCCTGAGTTTGGGAGTATTATTTGGGATTTGCTAATGGAACCTTTGACAGATGGAACCACTGAATTGTTAAGAGAAGATATCAACAAAATCTGTACAGCAGATCCTAGGGTAGTTCCGACACAAATGGACATAACTGAATTTTCTCAAGGTTATTTGTTAGAAATTACACTCGAAACGGTTGATACCGATCAAAGCATCAATATGAAACTGACTTTTAATCAACAGACCGGGCTTACTTTCCAATAATCTATGTAGTTTATTTGTTCAATAAATACTACTGTATTCAATAAAAACATGATTCCATCAACTAATACTAAACTACTGGTCGCCGAAGATTGGAAAAAGATCTACCAATCTTTTCGCAATGCTGATTTCAAAAGTTATGATTTTGAAACACTAAGACGCACCATGATTCAATATCTTCAGGAAAACTATCCTGAAGATTTCAACGACTATATTACCAGCAGTGAATATATTGCTTTGATAGATGTAATTGCTTATTTAGGGCAGAATCTAAGTTTTAGAATTGATTTAAATGCTAGAGAAAATTTCTTAGAAACTGCACAGCGTAGAGACAGCATTTTAAGACTGGCTCAACTGGTCAGTTACATACCTACTAGAAATATTCCTGCGTCGGGTTTTTTAAAAATATCATCAATAACAACTACTGATAATGTAGTTGACGGATCGGGTAATAATCTGGCCAACACTACAATTTCTTGGAATGACAGTACCAACTCCAACTGGTATCAACAATTTATTACCGTATTAAATTCTGCTATTCCTGGCAGTTTTGTATTTGGTAAGCCTTATGATAGAAATACCATTGATGGAATTTTAACTGAACAATATAAAATTTCCAGTGCCAACACCAATGTTCCTGTATATGGTTTCTTAAAAACCATTAACGGAACTGCAATGAATTTTGAAATAGTTCCGGCTACATTTTCTGGAGAGACCTACATATATGAGGAGTCTCCTAAACCTGCTAGTTCTTTCAGTTTAATTTATCGCAATGATAATCAGGGCAATAACAGTGCCAATACAGGATTTTTTGTTTATTTTAAACAAGGAACACTAAATTTATCTTCGTTTAGCGTAACCAATCCGGTATCAAATGAAATAATAGGCATCGATGCCAAAGGTATTAACAACACAGATATTTGGTTATGGCAATTAGACGGTAATGGAAATTATTCTAATTTATGGAGCAGGGTCCCTGATGTTGTAGGTAATAATGTTATCTATAATAGTATTTCTAAGGATGAAAGAAATATCTACAGTGTTACATCAAGAGACCAGGATCAGGTTGATTTAAATTTTGCTGACGGAAGTTTTGGAAACTTGCCTAATGGACAGTTTAATTTATATTATAGACAAAGCAATGGTTTAACATATACCATTAAGCCTGATCAAATGGGCGGAGTTGTTGTTGAAATACCTTATAAAAATAAATCTGGTCAAAATAATACATTAATTTTAACCATGAGTCTG